CGCGACATCGCGATCAGCCGACTTGCCAATGAAGCCGAGGCCGCTCGGGTATTTCTGAATAATCTTGTTGTAGCGGTCGAGGCTTGCGGAAATATCCTCATAGGCTGCGGCCGTCTTGATTGCGTCGGTTTTGATGGCCTCGGGCACGCCGGTTTCTTTTTCGGCTTGGGCAATTGCCTTCTCGAGCACCTCGTTAGGTCGCTTGGCTATGCGCCACACCTCGGCTTCCGTGCGCGCCTCGTCCAACGACATATTGCGGCCGCCGAATGTAATCCGCGGCTCGGGAATGCCAGGCCGGGCCGGCGGGCCGGCAGCGGCGGGGAGTGCCGCCGCAGCCTGTGGCGTCGCTGCCGCCGGTGCGGGTGCAGCCGCGCGCGGTGCTGGTGCCCCGGGTGATGCTGGCACGTCTGGCGCGACTAAGGGCGGCCGCGGCTGCAGCTCTGGCGGTAATGACGGCAGGCCGAATGTGGCAGCGCCGCTAGGCGTTGCTGTGGGTGGTGCGGCTGTTGCTGTCGGCTGCCCAGTCTGTCGCCGCATGTAATCGCGAATGCGCTCTATCTGCTCTAATTCCTCGCGGTTTTTGAAGCCGGTCATTTGTTGCTGGCGCAGATAGTCGAGGCCTTTCGTCGGCCCCATGCCGTAAATCGTCATCATTTCGGCCGGCGTCAGCTTGCCGGGGCCCCCAAACAATGGGTGATTAGGGTTGGGGACGCCGCCCGGGAACGCGTCGTTCCAAATCTTTTGGTCGGCTTCGTATTGCTGGCGGTCGCGTTGCGCGACTTCGGCCGCGCGCTGCTCTGCCGCCTTGGAAATATCGAGCCGCTGCCCCTCTTGGCCGACACGCTGCTGCTCGAAACCAACGCGCTGGCCTTCATAGCCAAGCCGCTCACGCGCTAGGCGTTGTTCCTCTTGCCGGTACGCCTCGGTTTGCTGCATTTGCAGCATACGCAGCCGCATATCGTCTTGGTGCGAAGTGGCTTGCGCGAGCACCGAATTATCGAGTTTGCCGCCGGCCAATAGCCGCAAGCCTTCCCACAATCCGATGTTGTGGGGTGAAAAGGCTTTGTCGGCCCAATTGGTAACCGGGCCCTCACCAAACATGTTGGCGAAGCCGCCGACAGGGTTGGCCATTGCGGGCGCCATGCCGCCGCTTGGCCCGCGGCGCTCGACTGTCGGCGCCGTGGTTGCCGGCGTGGTGTCAGTGGCCGGCACTTGCGCTGGCTCGGGCTGGCCATAGGGAAACGGATTGGGGGGAAAGTTGTATTTTTCTTGTACCTCGGGCGCCAGGTCGAGCGGGTTGACCGGGTTGGGGTTGGGCGGCAGCGTGAAGGCACCCATAGGCGCCGCAGTCGGCGGCGTGAACTGTGCCGGGTTGGTCGGATCAATCTGCCAATGCATCGGGTCGGGGCCGCGCGCCCCGATGCGGTTGCGCAGGTTCTTAAAACCTAGGCGCCGCTCGGCGTCGGCGGCCACGTTGGGGTCGAGGTAGCTTGTCGGCTTGCGCGCGCTTTCGCCGTACATATCCCATGCGAGCGGCTGCGCAACGTTCTGCTGGCTTTCCGGGTTGGCGTTCCAATTGAAATCCATCGCCTGCCCGCTTGAGTGCAGCGATGGCGTGGTGGTGCCGGCGATGTAGCGAAACGGCGTCTTGCCGCCCGACTGCGCCGGATCGATAGCGAAACCGCTCCGGCTCAAATGCTCCATTAGCTGGCGCCAACGCTCTTGGTCTTGCATGCCAGACAGCGACACGCCGGTATAGTCAACCATTTGCGTTCACCTTAACCGTAAGGCCGCCAAGGCAGCGCGCCAGCGGGCGCCGCCGTGCCGGTAACAAGGCCGCCCATGCTGCTGAACGGCGAACCGCCGCCCATCATGCCGGCGAAGCCGCTCATTGGGTTCATTAGGCTGGCGGCCGACATCAACCCGCCCATTAGGTATTGGCCCATGCTCGGCGTTGTGGTCGTCGTCGACTTGCTGTCAACAGTCCCCTCTTGCCCCATGCTGCCGACGCCCATTAGGCCACCGCGCAGCCAATCAAGCGCCGCACCACGCGATGCAACGTTGTAGGCCGGCGCCATCTGCGCCGCCGCCTGTAGCTGGTTCATGCCTTGGTTGTATTGCTGCAGATAAATTGGCGCGGCCGCCGACATCATGCCTTTGGCGAGATTTTGTTGCATATCGCCGCCGGTTAAATTCCCGCGCCCGGCCTTGGCTGCCATCGTGTTGAATTGCGATGTGACATCGCCGATTGCGCCTTGCACGTACGGTTGCAAATAGGGGTTGCTGGCGGGGTCGAGATATTTGCCCGATAGCACGTTGCCCATAAAGTCGCGGCCTTGCTGCAGCATGGGATCATTGGCCATGCCGGTGTAGGCGTCTTGCATCTGTGGAATGGTCGCAAGCAACGGCTCGCGGGTGCCCTTGAGCGGCCCCATGTCCGTGTACTGGTGCGAGGTTGTGCTGCTTTTACTTGAGCCCATCGTCCAGCCTCATTTCCACTATCGTGCGCACCTTGTGCCAGCCGTCTGCCTTCACCAGTCGTTGCCAACCCTCGCGGCCGCCGCCCTCGAGACGCGCGCAGCCGTGCGCTCGCGCCCATGCCTTGATGGTTTCGACAAAGTGCCGCCACGTCTCAAAGTCGTTGCCGGCCACCACGACGAGGTTGCAGGCCTTGCCGCGCACGCTGTCGGCAAACTCGGTAACGACGCAGCCGCGGGCGGTATTGCACTCGTCGTCCCAGAACAGCCAAAGCTGCATCTCGTCGCGGTCTAGCGCTCGCCGCACATCATCGGGCCCGATGTCGGCCTTGCCCTTAACCAGCGCGCCGGCCACCCATATGGCGACGAGCGGCCACGCCTTCGCGATCATGCGCGGCGGCAACAGTACAGCGCGCATCAATAAATCACGTTGGTGATTTTGCTGCCGGCCTCTAGCGCCTCATAGCCGTGCAACTCGTCCGGCGCGAACCGCAGCCACGTGCCGGGCCCGACGACGGCCTCGCTTTGTGTCGACGGGCGCAGAATGCGCAAGCGCCCCTTGCGCACAAAGGTAAAATGCGCCTCGCCCTCGGGGTGCGAATGGATTGGCAGATGACTGCCGACATCCGGAAATTCGAACGTAACCCCGCGCAACGCGCCCCACTGCCAGCTGTGCACCATTGGCGGGTTAATCGACATCGGGCGCACCGGCTAGCTGTGGCGGCGGTGGGGTCGGGTCGACAAAGCTAGTGCCGTCCCATATCCAGCCGATGCCGGCAATGTCAGTGGCAATGACGGTTGTCCCTGTCGGCGGCCGCCATTGCTCCTCAGTGGGCAACGTCGGGTCAATCATCACCACGTTGACAACTACGCCGGCCTCATCAACGACGGCGCAACGGTTCACAATAGGTTGGCCAGTGTCCAGCAATCCAAACATGTTTGTCCCTTACGCAAACCAGAACAGCACGGCACCACCCGGTGCGCCGTTGCCGCCGGCCGCACCGGCAGCCGTCGAATTAGAGCAGCCACCGCTACCGCCGCCGCCAAAACCAGTGCCGGCATTGCCGGTCACATTGGTGCCGGCAGCGCCGTTGTTGACCGTCGCCCCGCCCGCGCCCAAACCAATGCCGGGGTCGCCGCCAATTGATGCTGTACTACCGCCGGGCCGAAACGCGATGCCAGCTTGCCCCGTGTGGTTGCTATCGCCGTTGGTGGCGGTGCCACCTGCGCCACCCGCACCCACTGCGGCATTGCTTAGCGCGCCCAGTGCGCCACCCGCCGCCGTTAGCGTCGTAATCGACTGCGTTCCACTGGCGAGCGTCGTATTACCGCCGGCCGTACCATTGGCTGGCGTCGCTGCCCCGCCGGTCCCATTGGCGCCAATGGTGAGCGCCAAGGTCAGGCCAGCCGTTAGCCCTGATAGGTATTTCAATAGGCCGGCACCACCACCGCCGGGGCCGCCGGCCGCAGTCGTGGCAATACAGCAAACCGTTGCACCCTTAGCACCACCGCCGCCGCCTGCGCCGCCAACAAGGTATACAAACAGCTTGGTTACGCTAGCTGGAATTGTGATTGTCGCTGACGCGGTGCGCACCTCGACTGCCGGCGCAGCGCCGCTCGTTGGTGGTGCCGCCCAACCGCCGCTCGCGCGCAGGAACTTGCCCGCCGCTGCGTCGCCAGCTGCCGGCGCCGGCACCTCGCCTTTGACACCACCGCTGCCGCTGTCACCGACGAAAGCCGCAATCACGGCGGCCGCCTGCGCCGGGGTCAGGTCTTGCTCTGACCCAGTGCCGGCGCCAACCGCGCGTCCTTTGATGGTGCTATCGGCCATGTCAGCCGCACCGCCGGCACTATCGAGATAGTCACCTTTGCGCAGTTCCTTAATTAAATCCTGCGCCCACAAATAAAGCTGCTCGGGCGAATTGCCTTGTGGGTTTTTCCAGCGTGGATCAAGTGTGCCCACGTCTCATCGCCTCATAAGCTTGCCAGGCCTTCGCCTCGTCCATTTCCATAGCCACGCGTTCGTCAATCCAAATCGGGCCGCCGTTGGGTGAGCGGCGCCAAGCGTTGCGATAAGTGCGATCAGCGGGCACGTCGGATATGTCCCAAAGCTCGCAGCCGGTGCCGCGGTGTGCACAATCGCGGTCGCGGATGATGGCGAGCGCCTCCGCCTCGGTGCAGCCGCCGAACTGCATAGCCATCACAAAGCGCCTGGCGGCGTCGGCATCGTGGCCGGCCTCAATCTGGCGCTCTAACTGCGTCTTGAGGTAGCCGCGCGGGTAGCTGAACCAATAGCCGCCGCACGACATGGCGCGAATACAGTCCGCTGCCGGGTGACAGATAGCGACACCGCCGGCATGCGGCGTGTAGACGATGACTTTGCGCATTACTGATCGCCAAGCGCCACAGCGCTGCAGTAAGCGCTGTCAATAAAGTTGTTGTCGTTGTTTGAGAACGACGCCACGAATGTGGTTGTCGTCGGCCCCTCGCCATTGTTTGTGCTCGGCCATGTTCTCGGGCTGATCATGCCCTGACAAAGCGCGCATATTGCATATGTGGCCGCACTCATCGCGGTTGCCAGCGTCACGCGCGTTCCACCCGCACCGACGTCGGTAATCGATGACACGCCATAGCTTGCATTCAGCGCTTGCGTGCCGGTTTGATTGAATTGCGCCCACGCCTTTGGGTGCCCGGGGTGCCACTTCTGACCAGCCGGCGTCACTATGATGCTGCCGGTTTGCGCCTCGGCCTCTGCCTGCGTCGCTGGCCGCAGCAACATCTCGCCGCCGCTATCCCTCATATAAGCCAAACTTGACACACCCGCGCCGTCATCTTTGGCATACAAGCGCGCCGTATTGGCGGCCGGCGTGCCCGGCGAAGCGTTTTCGGTAAAATCAATGTACTGGCTAACGGCAATGCTTACGGCCGGCGAACTGACTACGGCCGGCGCCGAAATCATAAACCAGCAATCCGGCGACGCCTTGTAAATCACAACGATGGGCTGATCGGCAATAATATCGCCAGTGGTCAGCGCGGCGCCGTTGTAACGCTTGATAGACTTGGCCCCTAAGCCGTTGAGATTGAGTGTTGTCGCACCGCTAATGGAAAAATTGGCCGTGAACACCATTACCAAGTTATTGAACATTGACGTAATGGCGCGGTTGGACGTGATCGCGAACGCATTAGACGAGCCGGACGCAACAACCGATGCGTCGGTATCTTTATACCAGCGCGCAAGCATACCCTCGTCTTTGCGCCCGGCATCATTGACGGCGCTAAATCCCATGTTCTCCGGCCAGCGACCGACGTTGTTGTCGTCAACTGTCAATAGGTCTTGCACTTCAGCCATTATTAGCGGCTCCCCGTCGGTGTTGCCGTGTAGTGCACGCCCTCTGCTCGGCGCCAAGTCGCGCCGGCCGTGATTTGCTGGCGAACGCGCAGAAAGCGCGCATCAATGCGCTGCGGACAGTAACCGGCGCGGTTCATTTGCGTCGGGTTGGTAAAGTCAATCGCGGCACCCGGCAGCGCGTGACGGTGGCCAATCGACGCCGAGATTGCGCCTTGTTGATAATCGCCGAGCGGCCAGACTTCCGTCAGCAGCGCACGCTTGCCAGGCATCGCTTCAAACTCTTTGGTATCAATGGTGGCGGCTCGAGGCGCACCCGTAAACAATCCAAGCGCGTGGCTATTAACCTGGAAGCCGGCTAACCGGATGCGGCGATCATCAAACGACGCGCTGTCAATATCGTTGGGCGCAACTGCGCCGTCCAAATTATTGGCCGGGAATAGCAGGTTGAAATTATCAACCGTGAACGGCTCCGCGGGGGTATCAAACAGAAACTCAAGCGGCAACACGTCGTGCGTCCATCGCCCGTCTTGAATGGAATAGATAAGCAGCTCGCTGATTAGCTGCGCGCTGCCGGTCGGGAAACCCCACACCACGATTTTGCGGGCGTAATCGATGCCGCATGATATCTTGTGCCGGAAAGCGTAGTTGAGATTTGACGTAAAATAGTTGTCCACCTTGCCATAGCCGATGGGCGTGCTCGATTGGCCATCAAATGCATAAAACCCATCATCCGACGCGTAAAATATAATGCGGCCCCACGCCACCGCCGCGTTGCGCGCAACGGCACCGCGAGCTTTTTCGACATAATCTTGGCCAAAATCCCAGATTACCGGCGGCCCAACATATATCGCACGTCTAATTGCGCGCTCTTGAAATATCGCGGCGTAATCCAGGCCAATAAGGCACATAATCTCCCCGCGTTCCTGATCGAGCTCTTGATTGCCCGCCTGCGTAACGGGATCGGGCACCCAATCGGTGCAATCGCCGAACGCGGACCAATACACGGTGAAATCTTTGCCCAACCACACAAACTCACTAACGCGGGCAACGCTCGTTGCGCCGTGCGGCGGCGATCCGGCGAGGTTGCCGAAATCGGTGCTGGTGCCCATGATGTAATGTTGTGGGTCGACGTTGGCGCTCACCCCGATAACGTTGTTGCCGAACTGGCAGAATTGCCAAGTGTCGCTGTCGCCAACCGCATAAAACCCCGGCTTGGACAGGTCGACGGCTTGGCGGCTTTCGAGCCGATAGAGCCGGTTAGCGTCGCCAAAGAAAATATGTGGCGCCGTGTCGTTGTCATAGAACGTATCGGCACCGAGCACGACATTGGCGGCACCGCCGCCGTAGCTGTAAGCGGTCGTGCGCAGCGATGCCGAGAACCCCTGATAGAAAGGCGCGGTCGGGACCGTGAAACCGGGGTTATAGGCGGCGGTCGGCGGCGTAAATGGAGCGGTCCAACGTGCAACACCAACCGACAACCGAAACTCGTCAATCCAGCCCACCCATTCGGTGCCGGATTGGCTGGCGCGACCAACCTCAAACTGAGACGCACTGTCTTGCACCGATGCGCTAAAAGCCAAGTCGCTGCCATCCTGCACCCCATCAATAAACATCCGCATGATATTGCCGGTGCGGATAACGGCGATGTGGTGCCAGCCGGTGTTGACTGTGTCTGTAAATACCCGCCCCCCGAAAATGGCGGAGAGACTTGAGCCATCCGAAACCAAGAAATTCATGTGGCCATTATTGTCGCGGTAGATGCGAACAGACGACGTTGCCGCGACCATGCCACCGTTGTTTCCCTGCCCGCACAGGCCGGGGAATATGCCGGTTCCGGTGTTGCACCTAAACCAGCACTCAATCGTGAAATCGCTGCTGCCCAGCGTCAAAAACCCGCTATCACCAGTAAAAATACAATCCGACGACGCACTGCCGTTAAACAGCGCAGAGGCACCACCAAATTTTGATTGCGCGGTGTCGACTTGCGCGGTGCCTGCTGCTGTCCAAGCATGGCCTGGCGGTGCGTGATCAGGAAACAGCGTCGAGCCGTCCGCGCCGTTCATATGCAACAGCAGTCTGGTAAAGCTGTCGGGTAGGTCAGCGGTGGCGGAATACCTGTCGACCCCGACGCTTAAACGAAACTCGTCAATCCAGCCGGTCCACAATGGGTTGAAGGCACTACCGCCGCCAAATTCTCCGGCGGTGGCAATGCCCAGGACGGCGGCGCTATCTTGCACCGCGCCCGCCACCGTGTTGCTTGCCTCTAAAAGGCCGTCGATATACAACCGGAACGTATTACCCGACCGAACGCACGCAATATGATGCCAGCCGGTGTTGATTAGGTTTGTGAATTGCGTTCGTCCCTGCGTCGATACTTGTGCGCCGCCGATCCAAACATCAAACGACAATACATTAGCGCTTGTTCTATAAATCATCCAGGCGCGGCCGGCACTCGATCCGGTGTTGTCGCCTTGCCCGGCCAATATAGCAAAGCTGCCTCCAGTCGCGTTGCATCTAAACCAACACTCAATCGTAAATGGCGCACTACTCAGCGTCAAAACCGCGTTATCGGGCGTAGTCAGGTAATCCCCGGTCCCATCAAACAACGCGGAGGCGCCGCCGAATTTAAACTGTGCGGTGTCGACTTGCGCATTGCCGTTTGCGGTGAATGGTAGGCCATAGATGCCGTGGTCGGGAAATTGTGTAGCAAATAACGCCCCATTCATGTGCAACAGCACATTGGTGTTGTTGTCGGGGTTGTCGACGCCGGCATATCTGTTGATGCCGACGCTAACGCGGAACTCGTCAATCCAACCGACCCAACCCGCAACTAGGCCGGCGCCAATGCAGCCAACACCAAGCACGGATGGCTCGTTGATTGTGCCGGCGAGCACTGACGTAGTCTCAAGCAGGCCATCGATATAGAGGAGTAGCGTTGAGCCCGTGCGCACAAGAGCGAGGTGGTGCCAGCCGGTATTGACGGTGCTGGTAAAAACTGTGCGCGCTATCGCGCCAATGTTGGTGGTGCCGTTCGATAGCTCCATCTCGATTGTGTCAGTCGTCTGATTGCGGTAGCAAAACCACCCGCGATCACTGGCGCCGGTAAAGCCGGTCGCCTTGCCGAACATACCTTTATGGCTCAGCGCATCGTGCGCCACGTTGCATTTGAACCAACAATCAACGGTGAAATCGCCGGCACCAAGCGCATAGTCGGCGTTATTGGGCGTCGAGATGTAGTCGCCTGGAGTGACGCACAGCAGGGACGCGCCACCAAATTTACTGTCCGCCGTATCAACTTGCGCGGTGCCGGTGCGCGTCCAGACGTGGTTGGCGGCGGCGTCGTTAAACGTGGTCGAGGCGTCGGGCCCATCCATGTGCAGCAACACCTTGGTGTAGCTGTCGACGTCGGACGGCGGCCCGTAAGTTTGAATATCGGGAAATGGCGCGTATTGGCCGGCAACCGAATAGACGCCTTTGGCTTCGGCGGTAGGGTTGGCGCGGTCGGATTTGTCCGGCTGCCATTCGTCAAAGCCAATCGGGTTGGGGTTGGCCATTTACAGGTTCCACGCGCGTTGGGTGCCGGTAAAGGTCTTGGCCGCCATCTTGCGTTCAAGCTGCCATTGCGCCTCTTCAATGGCTTCGGAGGCGAGCGCCTTGCCGTCGGCGTCGCGCAAGATGTCGCGGTACAGCATGAATTTCGCTTGCGCGCGGATTAGCGCGGACGGCGGCACGCCGCTCGTCCAAGAGTTGGTGTCGCTGTCGTTGACGAGCGGATGCGGCCCGAGCCGGCCGAGCGCGTCAATGTTGAGCGAATAAACCGCATCGGGCACCGGGAACAGCCGGAGCTGATTGCCGTGCGCAAACGCGTAGCTGTCGGGTTGGCCAAGATACTGCGACGCCGGGACCGCGTTGCGGTCAAACCATTGCATTGTGCGCGCCGTCAGCGGGTAAAACGAGTTGCCGACGGTGATTGTGATGCTATCCAGCTCTAGCACCGCCTCGCCAGTCTGCAGTGCGGACCCGTCATTAAACAGCAACGTCGGCGCGGCTATTTCGTAATATTCCTGCGCGCGCACGGTCCGGAGCAAATAACGCCGCTCGTTAAAGTGGAAGCGCTCGCCTTCCCACGTGACGATTGCATCATTGATGGCGTTTTTGATTTGCGACGCTAGGTCATCGCGCACGATTTCATCCGCAATGCGCTGCTGCATGATCAGGAACGTGGTCACGCGTCACCTCAAACGAAAAAGGCGCCAGCCGAAGCTGGCGCCAGTTTCCTGGGCACTCGTTATGGGGTTTCGTCCGGCGGGATAAAGCCGACTTGCAAGTCGGCCGTGCCCACCGTGCCACCCGTGACGGTGAACGTTGCCAACACCTCAATATCGGTGTCAGGGCAAACCGTAGTGCCGGCGACGAGCGCATTTGAGGTAACGCCCGTCGCGGCAAGACCGTTTGCCGCCGATGCCACGATGCCGGCAAGTGTGCCGGTAACGCCGAGCGAGAACACCGGCGTTGTGCCATCAAACGCGACGCGCACCGCGGTTAGCGAGTTGATGATATTAGAACCGGCCGGGATTTTCCCGACCGATATTGTTTGCGATGCGCCGCCAGCGCGAGTGAAACGCCTACGCAAATAGGCGATTTGCTGACCGACCGGTTTACGGGCTGTTGAACCTGCTGCCATGTCCGTTACTCCATTTAGCTGACGTTGCCGGCAATGGCTTTTGAGGACATAACAACGGTGCCAAAATCGACGCTGTTATAAACCGACTTTTTAAGGCCAGATATACAGCCGGCTTTGACGCCCAGCTTGTTGCCGTAATCAAACATTTGCTCAAACCAGTCGTAACTATTTTTATCGTGGCCTTGGCCGAAACCAGCCACGGCACATTGCGCGCCACATAATATTGCACGACGAGCGGTAGTAACTGCGGTGCCGGAGGCAACGCTCGAAACACCCTGCGGCACGCGATAGCTTTCGTGGAGAATGCATCCATTGTAAGTGCCCAAAGCGCCCGTAAATAGCGGGTTTCTGGCACTTCCGGTGCCTTGCAAAAATGATTTTTGCAAGTCATACCACGTGACTTGCGCGGTGCTCGTGACCGGGAACGCGCGCAGCGAAGTGGTTTGGTAGGGGTGAATAAAAACGACAAACCATTTTTCGCCGTCAATTAACAACGGACGAATTGGAGGCGTGCCGGTTTTAGCTAATTCCACCGCCTTATCAATCAACGTCAACGTAAAAACGTCGGTGACACCGGCGGCACTGTTCATACCTTGGTCAGTGGTATTAGTTCCAGGCCAAACCTGCCGGGTTGGCGCGGTAATCGGGTTGTGGCCGGTATACCTAGTATCAGTTTGCGGCTGATAACCCGCAGCCTGATTGAAAAACCAAGTATCCCACCTGTCCGCCCACCAATCAGACAAACCCATCATGCTTTCTTCGCGAATAGAAAACGGAATTCTTTGTTCCGTCATTTTTCCTTCGCTGCGGACCGCATGCCGGAGCTGATTAATGATTAGATCGTCGGTATAGGTCGAAAGGCTTTCCTCGTTGCCTTCCTGCGTTGCGTCACCCTGCACGCCGTCGCCAGTTAGCTGCATGCGCAGCGTGACGCGGATACGGTCGCCGGGTTCTTTGTTGGTCTCGGGTTTGACTTGGATCATGGCGTCGCTGTCAGGACCCATGAACGTTTTGATATAGCATTTGCGCAAAGCTTCTCGAGCCAGCTTGCGGCTCCAAAGCTTCACGGCTTCAGCGGCATTAACGCCATATGCTGTGTCAGCCATGACTGGGCACACCTATAGTCAGCCCCCGGCCTTTCGCCGGGGGAGTTGATGGGGTTGGGTTGGGTGCGCGGCTGTCGTGCCGTGCGGACGGGTGTGCCTGTTTGTCGACACAGGCTGGACGAGTGCCGCGGGCTATCGCCCCCGCAGCCTTAGCGAACTGTTATTAGAGTTTGCCGGCCGCCTTCATGCGGTCCCACTCTTTGTCAAACGCCTCTTTGTCCTCAAGCCACAGCTCGGACAGGTCGTTTAACGTCATATCGTTGCTGCTCTTGCGCCCCTCGCCGCCGCTGATCGTCAGCGCGGCTTTCTGGCCGCGCTTGGCGGCCTCGATTTGGCCATTGCCGCGCCCCTTGCCGTTGGCGACGCCGTTTGGGGTCTTATAACCGCGCTCTTTGGCGGCGTTGTAATAGAGCTGCGCCGGGCTGATACCGAGTTGGAACGCGCGCTGCGCAATTGACGTGGCATCTTGGTGCAGCATAGCGAGCCGCAAATGTGCGGCGCTCGGCAGTCCCCATTGCCGGGCCTCTTGTTCCACAACGGGTGAGCCGTCCGGATACATATGGGCAAGCTCGGCCATGCGGTGTTGCCGGAGATAGTGGCAAGCCACGTCGTAGTCGCTGGCCTGCTGGCCATCGTCCGTGGTCACCGTCGGCGAGGTTTTGCGAAAGTCGGCCTCGGCGTTGCGAACGTGCCCCCAAAAAACTTGCTCCTCTTGCTGCGCGCGAATGTGCTCGGCCGTCTGCTGGCTACCGCGGTGGGTTTGCTCAAGCGCGCGCTCAAGCATTTCCGTGCGCGCTTGGAAGTGCCCGATTGGGTCCTCGTTGACGTCCGGAATTTTGGGCTGTGTCGGCTCGGGCTGTCTCGGTTGCTGCTGGCGCGAGGCGCGCAAATCATCAATCAGCTTGTGCACCGCCTGCATGTTTTCTTCGGCGCGGCGGCGTGCTTCGCGTTCGGATTTTAGCGCTGCGGTCTTGCCGCGCTCCGCGGCCTCGAGCTGCTCATAGGTCGGCTTAGGCCGGTCGGGCTCGGGCGTGGCGGTCTTGTCATCGTCCGGCTTCGGTGCGTCGGCCGGCTTGTCCTCGCCCTCTTGCTCGAAAACGGTCTTGTCGTCTTCTAGCTCGGCCGCCAGGTCGGCCCATTGCTTGCTGTCGTCGGGCATGTTCTGCGGCGCAGCGTCGTTCGGCGTCGGTGCCGCCGGCACCGTCGTATTCTCAGCCATGTGATTTGCCTTTAGGGGTTACAGAAAGCCGAACATTCTGAGGATGTGCATTTCCTCTTCCTCGTTCGGCGGCACTTGCCTGAGCGGCTTAGGCTTGGCAGGCGTAGCAGGTTGTGGCGCCACGTTTGCCACCTTTGCCACGGCAGCCTTGCGCGGCTTGGATGTGACAACCGGTGCCGGCGCTTCCGGCGGCCGCTTCAGCCGGATCGGTTGCTGGCCAATGTCGCTAAGCGAGCTTGGCCCCGAGGGAACGGAAACCGGATCGCCTTCGGTGTAAGGCTGCCGCGCGACTGGCTCCGGTTCCCGCTCCGGCTCGGGCTCGCGGATTGGCTCGGGCCGGAAAAATTCGGGGTCGTCGTAGCGGTTCGGGAACGGGAAATGGCGGCGCCGGCCTCCACCGTGACCGGCGCCACCGCC